GTCGAGAGGGCCAATTCCCTGTGCGTAGTTGGTTCCCGATACGCCGGCGGCGCCGGCGCCTCCGCCTGCCGCGGCCATCGCGGCGCCGTTGACGTAGGTCGTTCCGCCTGCGCCACCCGCGCTTGTCACATTGGCCGCTGTAATTCCCCCGCCGGCGCCGCCGCCCGAAGGGCCAAAAAACGATACGCCGCCGGTGTTCCCGGCGCCTCCTGTGGCCGAGCCGCCGCCGCCGCCGGATCCGCTGATGACGGAAGTCGAATTTCCGCCGGCCGCCGCAGATCCGCCCGCGCTGCCGCCGAATGGCGCGCCACCGCCCGATGCGCCGGAGCCTGAGCCGCCCGCGCCCCCCATCGAACCGGCTGCGCCTCCGCCAGAGCCTACCGCAAGCCCGCCGCCTGCGCCTCCGCCGCCACCGTTGGCGCGCAGAAGCGAACCGAAAGAAGTGGCGCCGCCGGCGCCGCCGTTGTTGCCGGCCGATGAATTTGTGGAGCCGGCCGCGCCAGCGGCGCCTCCTGCGCCGACGGCGATGATTTGGGACGCGCCGATTTGCGCTGCGGTGAAGCGACCGCGCGCAACGCCGCCGCCGCCGCCGCCGCCTCCGCCCGAAGCGATGGCGCCGGCCGCCTGTCTCGCTCCCGAGCCGCCGCCGCCTCCGGCCCCAACGAGCAGCACATCCGCGAATCGCAATCCCGGCGACGGCGTATAAACCCCGCTCGACGCGAAAGTGACGATTTTCGTCGGGCCGCCGCTGGGAAAGGCGACCGCGCCGGTCGTCCTGTCGATGACGACGCTATCCTTCCAGCTCGCGCCGTCCGCGGAAACCTTTACATGAAAATTGTCGTCGTCGGTTAAGCCCGTTTCCGCGCGGCCTGAATAATTCGACTGATACAATTGTGAAACCGTTCTCGTCGGGTTTTCCTTGTTCAGCGTCACGCGCAAATCGCCGGAGCCTCCCTCCGCGACAGGTTTCGCCGTGAGAAGCGCCGCGTTGAGTTTTGCCGATAGCGGGTTTGTCGCGTCGGCCGTGGTTCCGACTCCGAGCAGCGAAAGATTTTGCAGCATCGCCAGCGCTGTTCCGAGGTCCACCCATGCCGCGCCGTCATAGACGAGCATTCGGGATTCCGACGATACATAGACACGCCAGCCGGCCTGCGGCGCGAGAAACGTCCAGGCGCCGGCGAGGCGAGCGGCGACCTGCATGTCCTTGCCCGCGAAAGCGCCCGTCGCGGCCGCGCCGACGATGACGCGATCGCCTTCCGCAGGCGACGCCGGCGGCGTCGTGACGTCGCGCGCGAGGACAGCGAGATGCGAAAGCGCATCCATGATTTCCAACGCTTCATTATGCGTGACATGTTTCTGCGCCTGCGCCGCATCGATGAGCGGCAGCGCGAGATGTGGCGTGAAAGTCATCTTTCTTCCTATTGAACGTCGAGCGTCACAGTGAGTGGAAAGCCGCGTCCGGCCGTGGCGCTGATCTGATAAAGTGACAGGGAAAGCGCGCTTTGCGGCGCGCCGAAATCGGCGAGTTCCTGCGCGCCCGGATAGAGAATGGACGATGTCGCCGCGCCAAGCGTCCGCGTCCCACCGGGGAGCGCGACCACCGCTTCGTAAGTTTCGCTTGTTTCGCCGAGCGGGATGTCGACCGTCTCCCACGCGTCAGAGTCGATCCGCGAGCGCCGTACGAAGCTGATCGCTATTCCATTTCCGGTTCGCATGGCTCGCGCCTTCACGGGCGCATAAGGCCGCAGCGCTTTGTTCGTCGCCGCTACGGTCGCCCGCACAAAGAGGGGGTCGGCGTAGTCCCGATCGGCGGGGCCGATTGCGTAAGTGAGATTGACGCCGATTTCGGAAACCTTGCGCGCCAGCGGGACGAGCGCGTCATCGAGCAGAACGACCGTCGAACCCGCTGGCTTGTCTCGGGCTACAAGGTGCTCTTCGCCGCCAAGGCCCCGAATGAGTCGCGACAGACGATAGGTGTGGGCGCCGACGAGTTCGGCATGTGCGAAAGAGAAGATTTCCCAGGCTCCGTCGCCGCCCTGGATCGCCATCCCGCTTTTGCCGGCGAGCGCGGCGAGATCGTCCACCGACGCAAGCTCGCCGCCGCCAAATCTAACTGTCACACTCGAACCATTGTCGAAACGCGCCACAGGTCCAGCGCGCAATACATCGAGAGAATCGCCGATCATCGCGCGCTTGTTGATCAGGCCGAGCGGTTCGGCGCCGGCGCTTGTCAGTTTCATGATCGACATTGCGCCCGGCCATGGATCAGCAAAAGCCGCGACATAGGACAGCGCGGCCGGTTCGCGTTCGATCGCCAGATCGAGCACGACGACGCGCGGGGGTCCGAGAATTTTCGGCGACGCCGTCCCGTTGCGCGCAAGACGCGGCGCAGGGGCGTCGTAGACGGAGGGATTGACGGCGCGTGCGATCACATGCCGCGCCGCGCCGTCCGTGATCCGGCGGATCTGAAACAATCTCCCGCCGCCAGCGGCGCCAAGCCGAACGAGATCTCCCGGCTGCAAGGTAATGAGTCCCGGCCGCAGCACGAATTCCGCTGTTTCGCGGCCGATCCACAAGTCCTGTAGCCAAATGTCGGCGAGCGCCTGCGCATTCGCGCGATGCGTCATCACCGCCGCCTGCGCCTCACTCTGCCGTACGGAGCGTCCCTCCAGTCTGCGCGACAACACGCGCGCAATCTGAAAATCGTTTTCTGAGTCCGAGTAGGAGAGCGCGATTTCGTGCGGCAGTTCGCTTTCCTGCGCTCGCGTCAACGTCACAAGCGCAGAATCCCGGCCGGCGAGGAGATCGTTCTCGTCGATCGTGGTCGAGTGACCGCGCCGTTCGACGAAGTCGAGCCTGCCGCCGCCAACAGCCGCGTCGAATCCATAAAGCGCCGAAAGCGGATCAATCGCGTCCCGCGGGGACATCGGCCGATCCAGAACATAGCCATCGAGAAAGCCGCCGATCTTGGGCCGCTCCACGACAAGGCCGGGCGCTTCAACCGCGCCAGCGAGGGCCAGCGCCAGGCGATCCAGGGGAACGCCCTCCAGCCGGCCGTTGAGCCAATGGCCCGTCTCCCAGTTGGCGGCGTCGCTCCATACCGCGCTCTGCATGGGAAAAGCCGGGAAGGGCCGCGCGTCCCAGCACCAGACATGTATGCGCGCGGGATCGACCATTGGCCCGCCATAAACTGTCGACGTCGGATTCGCGGTCGCGCCGCCGGGCCGCGTGGGATCGAAATACGAAATCATCGCTTCGAGAAAGCGCGCCTGTATCAGGTCGTCACGACCGTCCCTCGAGAAATATGGCAGGCCACCCTCACTCGAACGGGCATCGGGAAAGACATTGGGCGCATTTGCGCCGCGATCGACCGCAGGGCAACCCGTCTCGATGATCCATATTGGCTTTGATTGTGGAACCCATGCGGTGGGCTGCGCCAGCTCCACGCCGCCGACCCTTTCATGATGCGCCTGCGACCAGAAGGACAAGAAGTCCTTCTGCCGGTGGACCCATGGCTTGCCGAGCCCGTCGGTGATCGGCGTACGGAGTTGCGCCGCGCGCGCGTCCTCGTCTGCGTAAAACCAATCATAGCCTTCGCCGGACGCGACGCGCGATCGCAGGAAGTCGAGGTCGTGGATGCCCGTCGCATCTTGCGCGTCAAGATGCGCGTCGCCGTCGCGCCAGTCTGAGAGAGGCCAATAAACGTCGACGCCGATGAAATCGACAGAGTCCGACGCCCACAGGGAATCGAGCGGAAAGCGTAACTCTCCCGCTGCCGGAACGTGCCCGCCATACTCCGTCCAGTCGGCGGAATAGGAAACCTTCGTCGTCTGGCCGACGATCGCCTTTACCTCCGCCGCCAGCGTCGCGAGCGCGGTGACGAACGGATATTGCCCCGGGCCGGAACGCACGCGCGTCAGCCCGATCATCTCCGAGCCGATAAGAAAGGCGTCAACGCCGCCGGCCGTTTTGCAAAGATTGGCGTAATGCAAAATGAAGTCACGATAACGCGCGGCAAAAGCGGCGACCTGCGCCGCCGCCGCCGCCGTCGCGTCGGGTGAGTCGGGGTGATCTGGCGCGGGGTCGCAGGTAATCCGCCCCCGCCAGGGAAAGGCCGGTTGTCCCGGGCCTTCCGTATAGGGATTTGTGAGCGTGTTCCCCGGTGGAATGTCCATCATGAGGAACGGATAGAAGACAACCGAAAGGCCGCGCGCCTTCAGATCGGCGATGGCGCCGGCCACGGAAGCGTCGCTCGGCGTGCCTCCGTAGGCGGCGCGTCCGTCGATCTGCGACACCAGCTGCGCCGTCGCGCGGGTCTGGCCTGCGACGGACCAATCCGGCGGCCAATAGGGACCGATAATGTAATTGAATTGGCCGATCGTCTTGAATGGCGCGTCGACTCGGGGCGTCACCGAGCAATGCGCCGCGCGCAGATCGTCGCCAAACCAGGCGACGACAAGCGCCACGCTTTCAAGATTGGGACACAAGGCCTGAAGCGCATCGATCGATGCGGTCCAGTCTGTGGTTGCGGTCAATTGATGACGGTTCTCGGCGGCGGTGGCGCCCGGCGAATAAAAGTTCAGCTTCAACGTCGGGAGATAACCCGCCTCCGTCGCACCGGGTATCAGATCGACGCCGCGGATCATTTCGCCCAAACCTGCGACGGGCTTCACGACCTCGAAGGTAAATTGCGGAATACGATTGCCGAACGAGGCAAGCGGCAGATCTTCGAATACGATATATGCGAGACCGCGATAGGCAGGCGCGTTGCCCGCGCCCTCCTTGGCGACGATCAGCGGATCGGACGCCTGGTCTTCCGTTCCGGTGTAAATGCGAACGGGCAGTACTGTCATATCGAGTTCCGCCCCGTCCGCCCAGATGCGTCGAACAAAGGCGATCGGCCCCTCGCAAAGCGCAATCGCGAAATTGGCGGAATAGGAATATGTGAAATTGACGGACGGTCCTCCGTTGCCGGCGCCTTTGCCGTTTCGTGGAGCGTTTCCGAAAGAAGCCGACACGCGTTCGAGGAAGCGCGTCGCCCAGATCATTTGTCCGCCAATGCGCGCGCGTCCATAGACGCGTGGAATGCCTGCGCCCTCCGTGGACGTGATCCCGTCCATGGACTTGAGGCGCGGGCCGATCGAGTAGCGCGGCGACTCACGAGGCTGTAGCGCCTGGTCGATAAACGCGCCGCCTGCGCTTCCCAATAGCCGACCGATCGTGGAGCCAGTCGGGCCGCCCACCGCGTTGCCAACGACAGATCCGATCGTCTGTAGAACGAGCGTCGCCATGAATGCCTCGAAGCCAGATGAAGAAAGGACTCAGTCGATCACGCCGGGAAATGTGAATGCGGCGGCCAAATGCTTTCGCCAGTGCGATCCAATCGCGACTTCCGCCACGCAGGCGGCGCTATGAGCGTGCACCATTTGCGTTGACGATGTCGCGAGGCCAAGATGTTTAGCCGGCAGATGATTGCGAAATCGAAAGACCAGGATGTCGCCTTCACGAAATGCATTCCCGGGAACTCGTTCGAAGTGTCTCTGTGCGGCGGCGAGAAGCGTTTCGACGCCTTTCGCCTCGGCCCAGTCCGGTGTGTATGGCGGGGTTGATTCCGGTTCGTCGCCGATCACCTCGCGCCAGACGCCGCGAACGAGGCCAAGGCAGTCGCTGCCGACATGTATGAGGGACGCCTGATGCAGATATGGCGTCCCGATCCAGCGCCGCGCCGCGGCGACGATCGCCCGACGCTCGATGCTCATTGGAAGAAACTCCCGCCGTCCATCGCGGGCGCCAGAGCGCTGGGATAGGCGATGACGCGATCATTGCCCGGCATATGCGGGAAACCCCGATAATTGACGATATTGCCGAACTTGGTCTTGCAGGTTGACGGCGACTTGTCGCAACCGGCCCTCAAGGCGACGTCATCGCCGGACGCGATGGTAGCCGCCGGTGGCGTCCAGAAGACGATGGTTGCGCGCAATCCCTCCTGACGATGCGATTTGACCGTCAGGCGCGCACCCGCGTTGGCTCCGCTGACGAACTGCAAGACGCCGCCCGTGAAGAACCCATTGGCGAAGGGGGAGGGGAGATCGATCGTCAGCACGCCGCCACTAAAAGAGATGACGTCTCCAGTCGTATGCAACGCGGCGGAAAACAGATCCACGCCACAGCGCGCATCGCCCAAATCGGCCGAGCATCCCCGTTGAAACGTGCGCCCCTGTGGTTGATCGAAGACATGCGCAATTGAGCGCAGTTCTGCGTTGAAGGCGAATTCCGAGCGCCGAACCTCCCCGATTGTCGCCACATCGAGCAGGACCCGGTCGGCGATGTTCGACCAGTCGACGAGCCATGTCTCGATCGACGCTCCATCATAGAGAGCATTGAGAAGATCGGTCTCCAGCAGACTGTCGTCGCGCAGCGCGCCGGTCGCCTCGGAGGAGCCGGGCGCGAGACCCAGGCCCGTTTCCAGTTGCGAGGCCGAGAGCCCGGTGTTTGCGCGAAAGATTACGCCATTGAAAGCAAGATCGCGATCGTGGTCCGTGAAACCCATGATCGCGCCATCTTGTCTCGCGAGGCGCCAGCAATGGCAGAAGGTTGTCGCGCGCGCATCCAGATTTTCCCGCATGTGAGCAGTAATAGCGAGCATGGTTTGTCCTCACGGCGCGATTTCAATGACAGGAATCTTTGGAATGACGCCGGCTTCGAACGCTTGCATGTCGATCTCCAGGAAATCTGTGTCGAAGCGCGCCGGGACATCGAACAAATATCCGGCGGTGACCGTCGCGCGTGCGGCCGGGATCTGTCCTTGCGCGAAGGTTACGACCCCTGTCGTCGTATCAATGGAGAACTGCTGCGCGGTTTTCTCCACGCCATTGACGGCAATGCGCACAGTTCCAGCGACAGGCTTCGTTATCGTTCGTGTATAAGCCAAAAACGCGCCGCCATATGTTTTGATCAACTGAAACGAGTCGCGCGTTCCATCGCCGGTTCCCAGAATCTGATCCGTCGGCGAAGCGGTCACGCCTGGCGCGCAGGACCCATGATCGGCGCGATCGCGCCAACGAAAGCCGTACAGCCGCCCGCGTCGTTCCTCGAAAAACTCGATCACCTCGGCGAGTTGAGCGAGACTCTTCACGCCGTAGCCTGCTTCATAACGACGCCGCGAATGAGCCCAACGCGCATTGCGGGCCTCGTGATTAGAACCGAGAGTCACAATTTCGGTGCGCCGTTCCGGCCCGCCTCGCCCCAGCACGGACACGCCGAGCGGAAAGCGAATCTCATGAAAATCACTCATGCGACGCCATCCAATAGGTCAGAGATTGCGTTGTCCCCGCGCTACAGCGCGGGCGAGGGCTCCGGTGATCTGTGCTTCGGAGCGGCGAAAACTCTCCACGTCATGCGCGGCGATGTTCACGGTCACTGCGACGGGGCGCGTGTCGTTCTTTTGCGCGACGACGCCCAGTCGTCCGTCAGATCCCCGCGCCAGCGGCATGATGGCCTCGGCCCCGCGTTCACCCATCAGGCCGACGGCTCCGCCATTGGCGAAGTAGGCGGGGCTCGCCACTACGCCGCCCTCCGCGAACGGCGCTACGTTCCTGTCTGTGCTGAAGGCGTTGGAAAAGATACCGTTCAGTCCGCTCACGAGACCCTGCGCAAGCGTTTTCGTTCCTTCACGAATCGCAATGCGCGCCAGCGATTGAGCGATGGTCGAAAGCGTGTCATTGAAACTCCTGCCGCTCGTCGACGCTGCTTGGAAACCATTGGCCAGCGTCCTCGCAACCTTGTCCGCGGACACGTTCATCTGGTCCAGCAACGCCTTTGTCGCTATGAGGTCTTGTGTCGCAATCGGCGCCGCGGCGCCTGGCTGGTTGAATACGTCGGGGAAGCTGTCAGTCTGTGTCACGGCGTCGACCTCGCGTCAGGAAAATTGCGTATCAGTTCGTCAAGCGTCGCGCGCGACGGCGCCCGGGTTTCGCGCCCGTAGACGCCTTCAGCCGCGCGGTGCAGTTCGCGCGGCGTCATTGACCAGAAGTCTTTTGGGGTAAGCCGCAGGACGCCCAGGCCGAAGGCCATGGCGCGGGAGAAAGGGAAGGGCGCTCGGGGGGAGGCCGGCCGGCGCGCTTCTTTCGCCTGCGTCGTCTTCAGACGTCCTGCGGCGTCGGAGGGTTTGCGGTCGCGTGCGGCTCCGGCTCGTCGCCGAATGTCGCGGCAAGGAGATCCGCCGCGATCTGCACATAACCTGCAAGGCCCTCCGAAACTTTCATCCGCGCCACCTCATCATCGGTCACGCTGTTCCCGGCTCCGCGGAGCCCGCAGCCGATGATGCGAAGGATGTCCCGCGCAGAAAGACGACGCGATTCAAATCGTTCAGCCAGAGCGACGAGGTCGCTGGCGCCAAGGCCGTTCTCAAGTTCGGCGAGCGCGCCAAGCGTCAAACACAACGTATAAATCCTGTCGTCGAGTTTCGCCTCGATTTCTCCGCGCTTTTGGTTCGCCATGGCGGGCCTCAGATGCTGGCGAACGCAAGCGCGCCCGCAGAGTCGAGCGAGATGTCGAAGGTCACTTCGGCGGCATGCTCGCCCCTGTAGTCGAGATTGGAAATCTGAAATGGTCCTGTCAGCACGCCAAGGCCTGGAATGACAATCTGCCAATCGCGCAGCAGGCCATCGAAAAATACCTGGCGAAGCAGCAGGTCGGAGGTCTGATCCTTGAAAATGCCCGTTCCTGATACGCTGGCGCGCCTTACGCCGGCGCCGCCGAGCAGTTCGCGCCAGCGGCCGTTCGATTCGGCGTCGGTCACATCAACAGTGTCGGCATTGAGAGCGATGCGGCGCGTGCGCAGGCCGGCGACGGTAACGAATCCGCCGGCGCCATTATCGATTTTTAATAGCAAATCCTTGCCTTTTTGGGCGGCCATCGCAGGCGTTCCTTGTCGGTTAGAGATATTCGGTTGTGGCGCGGAAGCGTAAGTTGACGCGGGCGAAGCGGCCGCTCTGGTCGCGCTTCGTATCGAGCGAAATGAAGCGCAGATCAATCAGCGCGTGGTTCTCCGGGGAAAGCGGCGCCTCGTCAACAAGGTCGATAATTTGCTGCGCGACGCCAAGCGCCTGGCTGAGCCCACGCTGCGTTGAAATCACGGCGATTAGGACAAACTGCTCGGCGCCACGTGAGAGGTCGGCTGACCAGTCCTTCATCTGAGCGTCTGCAAAAAGCACATAGGGCGGCTCAACATTTCGTGGCGTCTCGTCGAAAACCTTGTTGCCTCCGAGGGAGGCGACGAGCGCCGCATCTGCGAGCAGACGCGCCCGGATCGACTTGCGAACCGCAATGATGGGCGATGTGGTCATGCCGTGTTCCTCATGAAATCTCCTCGCAGTGGCAGGCCAGAAAGCGGCGCCGCTGGTCGCGATCGATAACGCGTCGGATCAGCAGCTTGCGTCCGCGATAATCGAAACGCATCTCGCTTCTTACGTCGTTTCGCCAACGGATGGTTACGATATGCGTCGTAGACTGTTCCTGGCGCTGCTCGACGAACTGTTCGATTGCGTCGGTCGTCTCGATCGCCGCCCACACTTGCGCGAGTATCGTGTAGTTGCGCATGAAGCCGCCGACGCCGTCCGCGGCGTCGGCGGGCGTCTCTATCGTGAGGCGTTGACGCCGTGCGCCAATGGAAGGACGCTGATTCATGTGAGACGCTCACGTCGAAACGGCGCGGCCAATTGCGTCACTGTCTTCGGTAATGCGTCGTCGGCGTCGTCACCCCGTCGCTCGCGCCAATGCGCGACAAGGTTCAGGATCGCGCGTCGTAACGGCTCCGGCGTCTGATCCGCCAGTGAGCCGTAACCCACCGTAAAATCTATTTCGATTCCATCGGCGCTGCGTCCCGGCGTCGGCGGAGCTGACCTGAATATGATGCGGCCGCTATCACTGGCCGAGGCCGCGCGGTAGCCAATCGAACTCACGAGCTGCGATACATCGTTTTGATCGTATACTCGAACAGCGTCGACCGTCTGGAATGGCGCGAAGGGAATGGCGAACATCGACGATGTGCTGACGGAGAACGGCCAGGCATCCAGGATAAGACGCCACCCTTGTGTCACCAGGAAGCGGCGCGTATAGGCTTCGACCGTCATTCGTGCGGAGACGATCAGAGCCTGGATCAGCTGGTCTTCGTCATTCAAATCTTCTCGTAGCCATAATTTCGCGTCCGCGAGCGACACGGGTTCGATCGCGGGCGTCATGACAAGCATCGGTCTCATGCCGGCTCCTCGAATGGAAAAAGGGCTTCGCGGCGTTTAACGCCGCGAAGGCCCGATTCAGTGAAACTTACGAAACGCCGAATTTCAGCAATTTGATCGCCTCGAAATTCTGGACGCCGCCGCCAACGCGTTTCGTTGTGTAAAACAACACATAGGGCTTGGCGGAGTAGGGATCGCGTAGAACGCGGATGCCGACGCGATCAACGACTACGTAGCCGCGCTCGAAATCGCCGAATGCGATCGACAGACTATTGGCGGCGGGGTCCGGCATGTCCTCCGCCTCGACAACGGGGAAGTTCATCAGCGAGGCCGCGCCATCGGCTGTCGCGGGCGGCGTCCAAATGTAATCGCCGGTGGTGGTTTTGAATTGGCGCACAAGGGACTGCGCACGGCGGCCCATGACGAATTTTCCGTTCTGGCGATAACCGGCGCGCAGCGCATAGACGAGGTTGAACAGAGCGTCGGAGGGATTCGTCGCTGCGAAAGCGCCAGAGGCGCCGGTCACAACATAGCCGACATTGCCCCACGTCCAGCTTGCGTCCGCGACGGTCGTATAGGCGAGGAAACCTTTCGGCTTATTGACGCCGTCGCCGCCTACGAAGGCAGCGCCCTCCTGTTCCGCGAAAGCCACTTGCACTTCGTCGGCAATCCACTGTTCGATATCGACGACGGCGTCATCCAGCAACGCCTGCGTCGCAGCGGGCATGGCGTAAAGCTCCATCGCCGGGAATGTCATGTCAGCAATCTGCTGATTGCTCGTCTGCGGACGGGGATCTGTTTCGGTCACCCATCCGGCCGCCGGACCTGTTGTCGAGAATGCGCGACGTAACGACTGCGTCGAGATTTCCCGAACGCTTGCGATTGCTCGGATCGGCGAAAGTTTCGCGAGGCGGCGCAAGATCTCGCGTTCAGCCGGAACCGGCACGAGATATCCGCCGTCTGGTCCGGATGAACGAGACATCGTCTTGGCTTCAAGCGCCTTCAATCCCAAGGCTTCGCCCGAGCGCATGTAATGATTGAAGGCTGTCTTGTGCTCGCGGGCGCCATGTTCGTTCACGCCGTCGCCGCCGATGCGCGGCCGCGAGATGTCAAGCGCGAGACGATCAAGGCGGCTCTTGGTTTCGTCCAGCGCCTGGTCGATCCGCGCGAGTTTTTCGTCGGTGACGACGTCGGCGCCCATTCGCGTCTCGATCTGTGCAAGACGCTCGTCATTTGCTTCCTTGAAGGCGCTGAAGGCGCGATTGAGATCGGTGACGATGTCGTCTCCGGCGGACTTTAGTTCAATCGATGACATGCAGAGAACCTCGAAACATGTTGGGCGCGCAAGGACGCTCGCGCGGCGCGGGCCGCCGAGCGGTGAATTGCGCTGAAGTTGGCCGTCTTTGCTTTCGATCCGCGACCGACGGCGACGACGCGGAGATGTCGGATGACCTAAAGCGATCTAAGGTTTTCGATACGTTGTAACTTGTTCGCGAGGCTCAGCGCCGCCTGTTGGGATTTGAGTCGAGAGAGCTCCTGACCTAGCCGGTCAATGACGTGACGCCTGTCGCGCGCGTTCTCGTGCTTGACGGCTTCGATGCGGGCCTGCGGCAGCATGGGAAAGGTCACGATTGAAATCTCCCACAAATCGACTTCACGCAGCCGTCGTACGCCGCTGTTCTTGTCGGTCGTCGCGCGTTGAGTGCGAAATCCGATGGAGAGTCCGTCGACGGCGCCGCTGCGCATCAGCGAGAGGGCTTCGCGCGCGCGTGCGACCGAGAGGTCAAGGCGACCGGCGACTTTGAGGCCGCGGCCATCCTCGACAATCGAGGTCCATAGACCAATCGGCTCGGTGGCGCGGTGCTGCCAGAGCATTTTTACGCCGGCCGCGCCGCGCTTCATGAGAGAACGCGTAAAGGCGCCGCCCATCACCATATCGCCGCCCGAGTCGACGACGCCGAAGACGCTGGCGTAGCCTTCGATGACGCCGGTCCCGCTCACCTGGGCGACCGGCGCCCCGGCTCGCTTCGTTTCGAGTATGACGCCGGCAGGCGGTTTTATTGCAGGCGCCGGCATCAGCTCTTCTCCGAATGGGGCCCGGGATGCAAACGGCCAGTCGTGCGCGACTGGGCGTGCATTTGCGCGATGACATGGATGAAGGTCCTGAAAACGGAAGAGGGGTCTTCAGGGGCGCGCAACGCCCGCCGGCGGCCGCGTTTTGCAAAGGGCAATCGCCAAGTGATATTTGTCATGGATCGTTCCCACAGCGTCGGTTGAAACGGGCAAGTTCGCGGACGAAGGAGTCGATGCGTCGCGTCGCCTCGCTCAATTGCCGCATGGCCATATGCGCCTGCGCCGTGGCGACGCAGGCCCAGAGAAACAGGGCGAGATGCGCGAGATCGCCGCGGTCGAGAATTGCGTTGAGGATATCGGTCATGCCGAGACGTCCGTCGCGGACGCCATCGGGCCATAGCCCAAAGCCTCCCGTTTCTCGTCGATGGTGAGAAATGGCGCATTGCCGACGCGCTGCCATTCGGTCGCACGCTCGCTGGCGAGCGCTTCCAGCCGGTCGGCGTTGTAGTCGAAGCGGAAAGGCTCGTATCCGGGTTGCAGCCAGGCCTGAAAGCTCTTTTGAATGCGTGCGACCAGCGGCAGGACCGTTTGACGCCAGAAGGCGCGATTGGCTTCCTGATAGTTGCTGAACGTATTATCGCCGGGCAATCCCAATAGCAGCGGCGGCACGCCGAAGGCGAGGGCGATTTCGCGCGCGGCTCCGGCTTTCGTCTCGGTGAAATCCATATCCTTGGGAGACAGCGACAGCGATTTCCAGTCGAGGCCGCCCTCTAATAGCAGGGGGCGGCCAGCGTTGGCGGAACCGGAGAAGTTTTGTTCAAGCTCCTCCTTCAGCCGCGCAAATTGTTCGTCCGTGAGGTGCGCGCCGTCTGGTCCGGCATAGACGAGCGCGCCGGAGGGGCGGGCGGAATTGTCGAGAAGCGCCTTGTTCCAGAAGCTTGCGGCGTTATGGGTATCAAGCGCGATTTGTGCAGCGGCCAGCGGCGCGAAACCGTAATAATCGTTGAGGGGATTGAATAGCTTGACGTGCAGGATCGGTTCGATTCCTTCGCCACGCATATCGTATCGCGCTTCGTCGCCCATGGCCCGATAGACGAAGGCCGCGGGCCAACCGTTCTTGCCGGGCTCGACGCTCATGCGATCGGGGCGAAGCGCATAGAGTTCGCGCAGTTGTCCATCGAGCAGGACGGACTCGATGTAAGCGTTGCCGTGCAGCAGCAGATTCGAGCAGATGGCTTCAATAAAGGAAACGCTCGTATCGAGTGGATTGGGGCGCTCGATCACGTCCAGCAGCGGATGGTCGATCAGCTCTTCGCGGCCCCGATACATGAGCCAGGGCACGGCCGCCGCGCTTTCCGCGATCATGCGGACGCAGCGATGGCAGACAGCGTTGCGCTCATAGCCTTCCCGGGTCAGGCTCGCAGAATTGCGCGAGGTCCAGCGGGGATGGCCGATCGAATGCATGGCGAGGAGTTTCGCTGCGCGCGAATATTTTGTTTCGTGCGCGGGCGCGACCGCCCCAATCAGTCGGGAGAGAAATGAGGGCATGAATTCCCCTTTAGTGGATAAATCGTGCGGGTCTGGGCGCACGCTGGTCGTTGCCCGAAGTCACACGCGCCGCATGCGCGGCTCGGGCGCTTTTGGCGTCAAGGCAAGTGCGGTGATGGCCCAAACGAGCGCATCGAGCCTGTCGGGAGAACGGCCGGACGACAATCCATCGAGGCTGAAGTCGCACATCTCGTCTTCAAGCGCCGGAAATGCGCCGATATGTTTCACGCGGCCCTGTTCGTAAAGCTGTGCGACGGGCGCCGCGCGCAGATATTTGCCGCGCGTCGCGCGCACCATGGTCACCGGCGCCGCTCCGTCGGCCTCGTTCAGGACGGCGCGCACCATCTCGCCGCCCTGGTTGACTTCGGCGACGAGGGCGTCCGCCGAAAGCTTGTGATAGAG